AGCTGCGTCCCACTTGGCATAGTTGATGGCTACCACAGCACGGTCCCGGCTGTTCATTTTTGACTCAATCACGCTCTGACTTTTGGGTTTGATTTCAATCAACTCGGCTCGTACGGTGTTGTCTCTGTTGCGATATGTGATCAAAAAGTCTGGAATATACTGTGTGACCTTGCCTGTGATGGGATGACGATAAGGAATAGCAATGCTTTCACTGGCCCATTGCAACACATGATCATTGGTGTCGCAGAACTTCATAAAACTCAATTCCCAACCTGATCTATAGCGCGGTGTGCCATTGCCCGCATACTTTTCACGATTGAGTATGACATAGTTGCCCTGTGCCCAACGACTCATAGCAAAACGTTTCTGGCCTGATAAAAGTTGGGCACTACTGCAACACCCACACCCAACAGTGTGGCAGCACTGCGAATGGCATTGAGATAATAGGCCAAACTGGCACTGAGATTCACACCATTGACGCCTTTGAACTCGTCCAGCAAGGTCAGTGGACTGATGCCAGTAGTTTCTGCCACTCTAAACAAACTCACTGTGAAGTTGCCAGCAGCTTGTCTGGTACTCATCACACTCAAGAAATAACTGAACACAATGTCATATTCTGCTGCAGGTACGTTAGCATCGTAGGCATAAAAGTTGTCAAACACCCTCACGGTTAAATCTATATTGGGATTGGTATAATTTACAGTGCTCATTGTCTTGTATTTAATAACCTATTAGTCTCAGCCTGACTTTGGTTAACTCCAGTGTTGTTCCTGTTGAATGTTTGCTTGGGGAAAATCCAACCATCGGCTTTGTTGGCCACTGCTCGGGTAGCACCCGGCAGTCCTTGAATTAGTGTGGTTTTGCCCAATGCAGTTGCTTCACTTTTTGCAATGGCTGCAAGATTTTTGCCTTTGAATGTCTGATTGAGTCTACCAGCTTTTTGCGCTGCACCAATCAACCCCAATACACTTCCGCTTTGTAAATCGCCAATGATACCAGCACCAGTTTCCAGCAAGCCGCCTTGGCCAAACACAGTGGCATTGGCTCCTGGTCTTGCAATGGGACTCACAGTCTTGTCATAGTGTGCATCTGTAGCAAAACCTTTTACATTGGTGTCGCCCCCTGGTTGAGCTCGGCCCACTGCACCTGAATAGTATTTCACAGTTTCGTAGGCAATAGTCATTGAATTTTGCATGACACCACCAGCTTCAGAGTAATTGTATTGATCATGACTCCATGCAGTGATCATGGGATTGATCAACACATACTCAGCAAACTTGCGCTGATCCATGCCATAGATTCTAATGTCTCTAAAAAACGCAGGCTTGCCGCCAGCAACACCATTGGTTGCCCCATCATTGAACGTTTCGCCAATGAATCCCCAGTCGTTGACATTGCCCACACGTTCTTTGGCATAGATGTCACTGGCATTGTATCCAAACCCTGCTTGACGTTGTGCATCAGCACCATTGCTGCCATTGGTGTTATTGGGGGCAAGGTACCGTTGTGTGGCATCTTTGTAGTAATATGTCATGTAGTAGTACCACATCTTGCGAATCAAATCGCCGCTGGTATCATGAAAAGTCACATTGATCGGATCATAGTTGATTTTTTTCTGTATGATTCGTTTGCGATTGTATTGATTTAGAGTTTCTGTGTCAATAGTATATTTTGGCAAGTCTATGGTTTTTACCGCTAAACTAAGATCGGTCACATCGTCATTGCCGAATGCACCTCGCAAGAAAGGAATCTCTGCCATGTTAAGTGTAAAACTAACATGGAAGAGAAACTTGTATCTGGGTTTTAATTCAAAGGCATTAGTAGTAAACGTTTTGCTTGCGTGAGTATAATCACGCAAGCTGTTGTTGCCTAAGAACCCTTTGAGGAAGTCCTGGCCAAACGTTGGCATGTTTAGACGCCTGCGCCGGTGACCACGTCGCCTATAGTTCTACCAATTTCTGTACCAACCCCAGTGCCTTCGGGTGTTTGGTTGGCGTTGTCATACACTATGCTCATAGTAATTGTTACAGGAGCATTTTCGCTGTAGTTCAATGCACCGTAGTCAGCGCCGCTGAGGTAGCAGCCATACAATTCCCAAGTTTCAAGTACCACAGGAGTGTTGGCACCGTTGCCACCGTCAAGTATTTCAACCTTGGTAGTAAACTTGTAGTCAATGCCCGAAGCTGCCGAACTCATTTCTAAAAAGTCCATTTGCTTTTGCAATTGCTCGCCAATTAATCTGCTGACAGCACCTGACGCATCATCGCGTATTTCGCACGAAGTAGGTGCCCAAGTATGTTTGCCGGCCAACTTTAATGTTGAATTGTAGATTGGTATTGCAATCTCTTCAAACGTCAAGTTGGGTCTGGCAAAGCTCACGACCTGTTTGGTTAATTCAGTTCTTGGTGTGCTGACACCAAAGTTTTCAAACATCACTCTAAAACGATATTTGAGTTTGGGCATCAACAGACCCTGTGTTGGCGAGCTTTGATCGCTGGCCAAGGGTACTGTCATTCTCTGTAATGATGAAACTGCCATTTGTTATATCTCCTGTTGTTTTATTTACCTGAAATGGAGGCCTGGTATCAGGCCCCCTGTTTCATCATGCTGCCACGCCTGAAATTTCTCCTGTGTTCTTGATACGCAATGGAATGTAAATAAACTCCACTGCCTTCACAGGTTCAATAGCAATATCCACCCATAGCTCGTTGCGGTCAATTCTTGCTGGTGTGTTGTTGCTCAAGTCACAAACAACCAAATAGTCATAGATAGCACGTTTGGCGATCAAGTCAATCATCAAACTGTTCACAGTGTTGGTGATTTCGTTACGAGTAATCTCATCGTTGGGTTCAAACAAGTACAGTTTGCCAATTTCTTCCAATCGACCGCGCAAGAATGCTACCAGTCTAGCAACATTGATACGATCCAGTGCTGTGGTAGCACCTTGACGTGTTTTGTTACCAAAGTTGGTGATACCAATTCCTGGGATAAAAGTAATAGGATTAATATTGTTTTCATACAATATGTCACGTACACTTTGACCCACTGCCAACTGTACAAATTCACCAGTTTGTGCATTGATATAGCCAATAGCTTCAGCATTGTCAACCACACCACGGCGTGTGCCAGCAGGTGCCAACCATGGATAGCTCACTGCATCACTGCGCAGAATTGTGCGTACCATCATGTGTGTGGGAGGCGCAACAACTGTGTTACCTGACAAATCTGTGGTCTGGCATGAAGGATAGAACACAGCAGCATAAGCACTGCCAATGGTCAAGCCGTCATCTGTTGGTACTCCAAGACCGTTGTTGTTGGTAGCATGTGTTACCAAATCATTGCCTGTGTTTGGCAACCGCATTGGGGTATCGCCCACAACAAACAATGTGTTGGCACGTTCGTTGCTGAGTGCAACCAAGTTGACCAACAACTCTGGATATCCAGGTGCAGCAATCAAGTTGAACTGATTTTGTTCTTCTCTAGCAGCCAGGCTGGTGTCAATGCCTGACTTCATTGCAGCCACAATCAACTTGCGTTGTGCCAGGCGTCCAGCATACATGGCACCGTCATCACGCAGACCTGATGCAGTGAGCCATGTGCTAGTCACTGTGGGCAATGTATCATCAGGGAATGTGGTTGCATTAAAATAATTGCTTTGGAAACTTTTTACATTGTATCCAGAACGGCGCATGTTCCACAACAACATACCTTGGGGGTACAGGGCAGGATCAGGTGCATCCAAGTCCAAGTAATCACTGATCAATAAACTTTCAATTGTGGGAAACGGATCTGCCACAGGATCTGTGGTGCCATTTGGTGCCCAACGTGCGTCTGCAAACAAAATACCGTTCGAAGTGATTTGATCAGTGGTATCAACTACAACCCATTGATCTGTGCCGCTGACTTGTTCCCAGCGGTACATTTTGGGATAGTTTTCAAGATCACTACTGTCAATCCACAAATCGCCGTATTGCAGTGGGCTTTCGGCTGCATCGTTTTGTGTCAGCGGTTCAGAGGCAGCAATGATAGGACCTGATGCATTGGTCAGTGTAAGATCAAAGCCACGGGTGTCATTGGTGACATTTTGATAACCTTGCCATGTACCGTTGTCCTGGATCATGATGTCCACGTCACTGACTGAACTGTAGTACCACAAACGTCCATCTGCTGGATCTTGGTCAGGCGCAACATCGCTTGCAGTATAGTTGAATAAATCAGCAGTGACCCAATTGCTCAGGACCAAAAATCCTGCGGTTTGGTCTTGGCGGACTTTTGGCGTAGCAGTGGTAAAACCTGCAGTAGTCATTGGTGTGCCTGTTACGTTATCAACATAAATTGCACCGCCTTGGCTGTGAGTAAACACAATGTTTCCAGCACTGTTGACTGCTGCACTCACATAAGGAATGTTGGCAGCACTAACATCTGAAATAAAAGAAGCAACACTGGTACCACTCAAAGTGATATTGTAAGGTGTAACAGTAAGGTCTGACCCAGCTACTGTGGCAAAAACTTGAAACTGGTTACCTGCGTTAAACAAAATATCGCCGTTGCTGCCAGGTGTAGTATCACCGGTTACAACGGTAGCGCCTAATGCTATTCTTTCTAGCAACAAAAATGTAGCATTTGAATTGGGTGTAGTGTTGTATGCTTCACTATTATACTGCACATAAGTGCTGCCCACTGGGATGTTTTTGCCACCACCTGTTGGGTCAAGACCATAATTTGCTGAACCATCATATGAATACACTGGACTGCTTTGCAAGACCCAGGTGTCAAGTGCAGCACTGTAATTTTTCATTTTTACACTCATACCATTGCTGGCAGGGCTGATATTTTGCCATATAGAACCTGTGGGTGCTGGATTAACGTCTGTGGTTCTCCAACGAGGTGCCTGATAGCTGTATCCTGGAAAATAACTTGGGGCTCGGTATTCAACAGGGCTAATACCTAAAGCAGTCAACAATGCAGCACCACCGATGGTACCTGTTGTGATACTGACTACGCCACCATTGTCTGTAGATCCGTCATTACTGGCAGCACTGTCTGCATAAATTGTCAGTTTGTTGCTGACTGCGGCAGCAGTTATACCAGGAATAGGCACGTTTGTGATTGCAGTAGCAAACCCTGCAACTGTGCCGCCGGCTGGTACAGTAACCAATTGTCCATTGATGTACATGTTAGAACCCACTGTCAGCCCAGCACCAGCCACAGAGTTAGTACCTTGAACTGTGGGCCATGAATTTTTCCATGCATCAGAACCTAACAGAACCCAGACGTTATCTGAATTTTTGTAGTAGTTTTGATTGTTCAAACTGACCGCGCTCACAGCATAATCGCCAATGCTGCCAATTGTGGTAAGTGGAGTGTAATCGCCACCTGCATAATCAACCACATCTGCAATGTCTGTGATCACAATAGGAACTTGGTTAGTAAATGTTGCGGCAGTTTGATCCCATTCAAAGATCCCCCAAAGACTGGTACTAGTGTCTAGCCAATAAGTGCCATTGTTGGCATCGCCTGTGGGACGACTCAAACTTGCAGTTAGTTCTGTGAGATCAATGTCCGCACGTTGTATATAGGCACGATTTGTAACGCCCAGTGCAGAGTATGCTGCCAACAACCCGTATTCGTTGAGTTCGTAACCGTTGATTGGTGTACCAGTAGTGGTGTTGTAGAAGAATGGCACGCCAAATGTGGCTGCCAAATCACGTTGACTGGTGATAAGATAAGTTTTATTTGCGTTGGCAGCGGTTGTACCTGCTGCTACACCTATGCCAGCTGCATCAGCTTTGTTCTGTGCAGTGGCAATCAAAAAATAGGGTACTGTGTTTACAGCGGAAGGGATATATTGACTCTCGTCAATTACTGTTACTTCTACGCCTGGTGATACTAGTGCCATGGTTGGTTCCTTTTCAAGTTATTGATATTTATTGGCATACCCAAAAAAACCCAGTTTACGCTGCCCTTTGGCAAAGGTCCAAGCACTAAATACCCCATGAGACCCATTTGTCAAGCCTGTAATCAGCGATCATGTGCTGTGAACTACATCCGAGAAGACGTCACACACTATCGCAGTCGCTGCGAAACTTGCCAACGCAAGGATCGAGGAATCAAATCCAGAGAACCACGTTGGAAGTCAGCAGGATACAAGAAAAAACCCGCATGTGATAAATGCGGGTTTCGAGCAAGGCTTGCTAGTCAGTTGTTGGTGTATCACATTAATGGTGATCTCAACAATGTTACATTGAGAAACTTGCGTACAGTTTGTCGCAACTGTGTGGAAGAAATAGCCAAGACCGAAGTTACTTGGCGGGCGGGCGATCTTGAACCAGACGTTTGACCTGCTGATACAAATCATCTAGTGTGCCGTTGTTGTCCAGCACTACATCAAACTTGGTGCCCACCCAGGCAGTTTCTGAGTCATGCACCCCCAGTTGTTCTAGTTTACGCCCACTAAGTGACCAAGTTGAATTGCCGTTGGGCCCTCGATTACGACTCACAGCCGCATCGTACCACTCAGGTTCGGGACCACGCACCACACGCACCACCAGGCCACCTGATTGTTTGATGGCTCGAATTTCGTTGGGAAATCTACAGTCACTTATGACCACATCATCCCGGCTGTTGCGCAGTTTGTTTTCCAAACTGGCAATCCAGATGTCGTCGTGAAAGTTTTTGCGGCATACTTCTGTGCCCCATTGCTGTAGAATAAAACGTGGAGTCAAGTGTGGTATGCCCAGGCGTTGAGCCCACCATGGATCCACTTGCTCACGCCATTCACGAGCTTGTTTTGTACGCCCTTCTAGCATGGTTCTGTCCCAACCAAACACCTGTGCCACAGCGTCTTTGAGTGTGTTGGCAAAACTTTCTCGTCGGAAGTGATGTAGATTCACAAGATAGTCTGCAATGGTATCTTTGCCTGAGCCAATAAATCCACAAACGCCAATGATCATGCCAGTTCCTTGATATCTAAGTGTTTCAAGGTTGCTTGCAACATGTCAATCTGTCTGCGGCAGTCTTCCAGCGCATGGTGACTGGTTACAGGCTTGGGCAACCCTGGGTACAAACTATATACCGTTCGTGCATCACGGATCTTATAATATTGCCAGGGCAGAGGCTTGCTATAACTCTTGTAAGCATGTTCCAGGATGTTGGCATCGTATGTGGGGCCGTTCATCCAGATGCGATTGCATTTCCAGCACAATTTATGAAGTTCATCCAAGGCTTGATCTAGTGGGATACGCCCATCTTCTGCAAAGGCTTCGTCCTGTGCGGCGCCTTGGGTAGCCCACCAGTCTATAGTGCCTTGTTCAATGGTGCGTGTCTCTTGGCTTTCAAGATCAATTCTGGCATAATATTTGTGTTCGTAGTAGCCGGTGCCAAGAGGATCAAACGCCTGAGCCGCAATGGTTAGGATTGTTGCGTCAGGGCCTGTGGCCAAACCTTCAATGTCGATCATTAAGTCCATGCTGTATTATAGCAGGATTTTAGAAAAAAGTATACGCAGTTTAACCAATAACGAATGTAAGTGGCTGACTTCCGTCCACATACATTACCAATTGATTGATCAGCAGATCCATTTCTACTTTGGCTTCTGACTTCATGGCCGCACCGTTCAAACTGCCGCCGCCTTGCGGTCCGGCTATAGTGCCAAATTTCTCACGTGCTTCACCAATGATCATTTTGCAGTTGGCCACCATGTAATCTTTGATCCATTGCTGTATTTGATGATCACTCAGCAAGTTGAATTCAGGTTTCAAGTTGTAGGTCCACAACAACACAGTTTCGCCAGAACCTTTGGGATCACGGATCAGTTGCAGTTTCTTTGTCACAGGATTCCAAGTGTAGTTCATGTACGCACCAAACATGCGTCCAGCCAGTTCAATGTACTGACTGTAAAAGTCGTAAGTGGCCAAGCCACCGGCCACGTTGAAGTTCATTAGGTAAACGTTGATTGACGCCTGTGCAAATGGATCAAAGTTTGACGCAAACGGTCCTGAACTGTCGCCAAATGTTCTGCGGAATATTTGACGCACACTCACAACTTCTTGCGGTAGTTCGTAGATGTTGACATCTGCTACCAATTGCATGAAACTGTAACTTTCTTCGTAGGCGTTGTTGGCTCGTTGGCGGTAAGTGCCTATGGTTTTTTGATAAGCCGCTTCGTAGTGTGAGGGGTCTAATTCTAGGTCAATGATATCACCGCCCAACTGTAGCTTGACATACTCTATCAAGTTTTGCTTCAGTGTGGGCAGTGATTGTTGTTGCTGTTCTGGCATGTGGGACTCCAAGTCCCTGTATTTACCAGGCTTTGAGCACTACCAAGTTCTCAGTTCCGCGCCCATTGAACGGGGTTTCTGTTGTGGTAAGGTCCTTGTAGATCTTACGTGCCGCTGGCTTGCCTGCGGCTTGTACTGCTTTGACAACATCTGCTGGCTTGCGCACAGTTTTTTGCATGGTCTCAATAGTGCTGAAACCAATAATGCTGTTTGACTTCACAGTAAACGCCTGTGTATGACTGTCAGCAACAAGGTGGATCAACTTGCGCTTTTTGGTGTCATACAACCATGCTTCGGCTTTGTCCACGAGACTTGCGGCGGGCAAGCCTTTGAGTTTGAGTTCAGCAAATTCCATTAGCACTTTGAACTTGGCGGCACGTTTTTCTGGTGGTACTGACTTAACCTTGCGTGGCTTGCGTTCAACTTTCTTGATCTGCACATACGCACCGCAGTCATTGATCACTGCTTCGCAAAACTTCACAAGATTACGCATTTGGATTTTGCTAAGGTGGCTATAACCCTCGACCAATTGTGCGTCTTTGCCCTCAATCACAGTTTCAAACTCTGCAAGTTTGTGTTTCCAAATATTGGCAATATCTGAAATCATTTGAGGTGCTACATTTAGTCCACGGATCACTGTGATT